CTTTGACCAGTACGAGAATTTGCGGACACAAATAGCTAGAGAGACACGCAAGGCACAACGCGCTGACGATGGCAATGCTGTCCATGCGTTGACTTTGGTGCGTGGTGAATTAGAAAAGTTACCCCTGATTGGTGAGACTGAAGAAGCTAAAGCATTGGCAGATCAAGCTCGAGCAACGGCTAAGTCAGAGTTTGACCTAGTTAACAAAGACAGCCCCAATTACAACAAGATATACGCTGACATCGTTAATGGCAAAGCAGACACCAAAGACTTTATTCAAAGCAACGTTCTAAGATCAAAGAATGCTGACTTTGTGAAGACGATGGAGCTGTTTAAAGACGATCCTGAAGCTACTCAGCATCTAAGAGCCGGTGCGTTGGATGTGATCATCAAAGAAGCCACAGACGCTAGCGGCAACTTTAAACCAGCGCGGTTCAGACAAGCCATCGAAAACTTGGATGTCAATAATAAATTGATCCCCTTGTTTGGTGAAGAAGCACAAACTTTACAAAAGATTGCAAGAACAGGTCAACGCATTGAAGCTAGACCGACTGGTGCATTCGTTAACGAATCCAACACCGCGGTTGATTTGGCTAAACAATATGCCAAGAGAGCGGCTACACAAGTGCCAATCGTGGGTAGATTTGTAGAGCCAGCACAACAGTTACTACAAGAGCGTGCAGCAGCCCAACAGGTTCAGAAATCATTAAAGCCCGCGGCTGGGGCTAAACTTTCAGACATAGGGAAATAATATGAGCGTTAATCTTTCACCCGTAGGTAATGGATTCCAATTCCTATCCTCCACAACCCCAAACGTTCCATTGGCTGGTGGTTACATCTACACCTACCAAGCGGGCTCTTCTACGCCCCTAAACACCTATACTGACAATACCGGCAACACGGCAAACACCAATCCAATCGTGCTAGGGACTGACGGCAGAACACCTAGCGAGATATGGTTAACAAGCGGTTACTCATACAAGTTTGTTTTGACAGATTCGTCAAACAATACTGTACAAACATTGGACAACCTTTATGGAATTATTGGTACAAGCCCAAGCGTTAGTGCTGTTCCAGCTGGCGGTATTATTATGTGGTCTGGTTCTATTGGTTCTGTGCCTAGCGGTTACGTTCTTTGTAACGGCAGTAACGGCACTCCTGACCTACGGGACAAGTTTGTTGTTGGCGCTGGTAATTCCTACTCTGTCGGCAACAATGGCGGTTTTGCGTCTAGTGGGGTGGTAACCAGCTCTGGCACAAACAATCCTCTTTACTATGCTCTAGCCTTTATACAGAAGACATAATCATGGAAATCGACCCAATCCAATACGGCCAATTAATCTCCAAAGTCGAGTTTTTAGAACGTGAAGTTGGTGATATGCGAGATGACGTTAAAAAGCTCTTAGAGCTGGCAAATCAGTCTAAGGGTGGTTTATGGATGGGGATGGCATTTGCTAGCCTCATAGGGGCTATGCTCCACTTCTTGGGTGAGAAGTTCTTGAAATGATTGATCCGATCACCATCTTTGCTGCCTGTAAAGCGGCACACGCTGGTATCAGGGAATGTATTGATTTATATCAAGACTTCAAAAAAGATGGCAAAGATGTTGGAGACATTGTTAATGACATCGGTGGTCATTTAGGGGCATTCTTTACCCATCAAGAATCGTTTAAAGAAGCTGAAAAACAGGCAAAACTACAGCCACCCAAAAACATATCCATCAATCAAGAAGCGATGGACAGAATATTGCGCCAGCAGCAGTTGGAGCAAATGGAGACGGAGTTAAGAGAAATGATCATTTATCAGGTCGGAATGCCTGGTTTATGGCAAAAGTTCACGGAAATGCGCGAAATTGTCCGAAAAGAGCGAGAAAAAATCGAGCGTGATCAAAAAAAGCTGTTGAAATGGCTGCCCTTAAACGTAGGCAGTTCATTCAAAAATGGGAAGTTAGGATTGCGCTTGCAGTTGGTTTGTTTACATGGATATTCATATTTGCCGTACTCATGTATGGCATTCACTTAGACTATCAAAGAAGTAAGGGGATATTATGAGTTGGTTAACACAAATTGCACCTACGATTGCCACAGCTTTGGGTGGGCCTTTAGCTGGCATGGCAACAGAATTGATTGGGAAAACCCTTGGTATTTCATCTGAGGAAGTAACTACTGCAATTAATTCAAACAAATTAACGTCAGATCAGATCGCTGGGCTACAACAAGCTGAACTAGCGTTGAAGGCAAAAGCTCAAGAAATGGGATTGGACTTTGAGCAATTGGCCACTCAGGACAGAAAATCGGCTAGGGATATGCAAATGACTGTCAAGTCTATGATCCCCCCTATCCTAGCTATTGGCATTACCATCGGATTCTTTGGGATCATGGCGGGGATGATGTCCGGACACGTTCAGTCTAGTGAAGCATTAATGATACTTTTAGGTTCACTTGGGACTGCTTGGACGGGAGTTATAAGTTTCTATTTCGGTTCTAGCGCATCAAGCCAAGCCAAAGATCAGCTCATTCACAACTCAACACCGATAGCAAAATGACACAGCTTACCAACAATTTCACTCTTGAAGAGTTAACCCATACCGACCATAGAGAGTTTGACAATGTACCAAACGAGACTGAAAAGGCGAATCTTATGCGCTTGGCTGAGTTTCTTGAACTGGTCAAACAATTGCTCGGCGGTGCTCCAATTATGGTTAACTCGGCGTTTAGGTCTAAACAGGTTAATGACGCGGTGGGAAGTAAAGATACTAGCCAGCATCGTGTTGGCTGTGCTGCTGACATTCGTGTGCCTAATATGACCCCAGACCAAGTGACCAAAGCCATCATTGGGTCTAATCTTGATTTTGATCAGGTTATTAGGGAATTCGATAGGTGGACTCATGTGTCTATACCCAACAATCCTTGGGATAAACCCCGAAAAATGGCACTTATTATTGACAAGCAAGGTACAAGAAAGTATTCTTGAATTGCAGTTGCAAAGAGTTTGGGGGACTTAGTTCCCCCTTTTTTTGTCTAATTGCTGTCATAATTGCTAACGACAATAAATATATGCAAATCAAACTCATAGACACAACAGTTCAAGAGAATTATGAATTGTTGAATAAGTTGCAAAAAGATTGTTTGCCCTATGACACGCTGTACAACGCTCGAGAGGGTTGGTGGTGGGTAGCCTATGAGAATGATGTACCTTGTGGATTTGCTGGGCTTGTTTGCTCTAGCCGCTGGCTTGATTGCGGTTATTTGTGTCGTAGTGGTGTTGTACGAGCATTTCGTGGTCGAGGACTGCAAAAGCGTCTTATACGAGCAAGAGAGAAAATGGCCAGGCGAATAGGGTTCAACTGGTTAATCACCGATACGACTGATAACCCCCCATCTTCTAATTCCCTGATTGCTTTGCAATATCGTTTGTTCAACCCCACCATTCCTTGGGCGGGACGGCATTCACTCTACTGGCGAAAGAAATTATGAATTATTTATCCGATGAAGAGTTTATAACGCTATTTCAGCTATATGGAAATCCCGCTTCAATGTCAAATGATACGGGATTGTCAATCAGAGGTATACAAGCAAGGCGAAATTCTTTAGAAGGTAGATATGGCATACATTTGCTTACAATTAAAAGTAAGGACAGGGTTGATCCAGCCCCCCAAAGATTTGATTTGGGTATTTTAAATGGGACAGTATTGGTATTCTCAGACGCACACTTTTTCCCTGGTCTAAGGTCAACAGCATACGATGGGCTTATTTGGGCAATTAGAGAGTTTGATGATTTAAAAGCGGTTATTGCAAACGGCGATGTCTTTGATGGAGCTGGCGGTATCAGTAGGCATCCACGCATAGGCTGGAGCAAAGCGCCAACAGTCATTGAAGAACTAAAAGCCTGTGAACTTGCGATGGGTGAAATTGAAGATGAAGCTAAGAATGTCAACAAAAACATCAAGTTAATATGGCCAATGGGTAACCATGACGCTCGTTTTGAGACGTTTTTAGCAGCCAATGCCCCTCACTATGAGCACGTCAAAGGATTTAGCCTAAAAGACCATTTCCCCGCCTGGCATCCATGTTGGTCGGTATGGATGAACGAGCAAACTGTTGTTAAGCACCGATGGAAAGGTGGCAATTTTGCTGTTTACAACAACACTCTCCATTCGGGTACTAATTTTGTGACTGGGCATCTTCATAGCATGAAGGTTATACCGCACACTAATTTCAATGGTACAACCTATGGCGTGGACACAGGAACATTGGCTGACCCATTAGGCCCTCAATTTAGGGATTACACAGAAGAAGCACCACTCAACTGGCGGTCTGGATTTGCTGTTTTAACGTTCCACAAGGGTAAATTGCTATATCCTGAATTGGTTTCAGTTTATGACAAAGATCACATTGAGTTTCGTGGAAAAGTAATCAAGGTGTAAAATAACCACAAAGGAGCAAATTATGGCTACAAAAATGACGTTGACTAGAGAAAAAGCAAAAGTGACCGATCCCAAGGTTTATGAGATTGTCCGCGAGCACAAAAAAGAACGTGCCAAGGTTATGGAACTTGAGAAAGAGTTGCACGCCCACGAGCGGACAGACATGACCCACGCTCACCCAATGCACTCACCCAGCGCCACAGCTCAAGCACAAGCGCCCTTACCTAACATGAGAAAGTAAGCGTTCTATTGTGACGTTTAGGGCATCCAGTTCAGTCATCTTCTGGATTGCCCACATTCTCTTTTGACCATGCCAACCCATGATTGGGCCTTGGTGACAGTCTTTGCACAAAGCAATACAAGTGTATGTCAAGCATTGCTTTACATGGTGAGCATCTGACGGCCCACTAGCATCACAGACTGAGCAAGGTAGTTCTTTAACTCTACCTAGCCACTCACGCTCACGTTTGGTTAACTTGTTATTCATGGGAACGCACCGCAAGACGCTCAGATGCCTCTCTAGTGCGCCAAATGTCAATAGATAACCTACTGGCCTCAAGTTCGTATTTAAGCGTCTCCTCGACCTTTACGGCTTCCATTAATTCATTTATTGTAAGTATGTATAGTTCGCTAGCATAAGCCTCACGTTCCTGTGCTGATACTTGGGCGTAACCATTCTCTAGCGCATCTCTCATTGCATGGGCTTTAATCGTCTTTAACTTTAACTCAGCGCCTATCCTTTTAGACTTGGCCAGAGCATATTGGCCGGCATTATGGGCTATAAACTCAGCGTGTTTTTCAGGTTGCATAATCTTCTTCTGCCATTTGACAAAATATGGAACATTCGATGCTTTGTTCCTGTGGATAATTGCCGTCATCAGGCTTTAATTCGTCTAAATACCTATCTTTGAATATGGTTTGCTTCTTAAATCTTTCTAATTTAGCCATTTTGTCAAAGGCTTCAGGAAAATCTACTTTGATTTTGTTCCAATAACCCATGCCGCCCTTTACACAACCGATACAATTGTTGTTGTGGTATCCAAGTCGATACATTTCAGGCAACTGAATATTGGCATTTTCCAACATAGCCAAACAATCTTCTTTAGTCAGACCTTTGTCTATCAATGGACACCAGATATTTACGTCACTATTAGCGTCTATAAAGCGATCCAAACGTGTTTGTTCTTCAGCTGTATACCCAAATACCTGTTTATCGTCTACGCGCTCAAAACGCTGTCTTACCTGTTTTTTTAACGACCTGGTGCAAGGTGCTCCTTTAGGGGTACGAATGTAATTCTTTTCAAATACTTTATAGATTGATCGTTCATATTTATCGTTACCCAAGATCAATATTTCTTGGCCAAACCACTTTTCACAATCTTTAAGAAATCTTTTATTGTCAGGGTGTTCTTCCATAACTTCTGTATAAGCTATGATTATTTCACCCTTGGTAGATGCTAAAGCTATTTTTGTAGCCACAGCCGATGCTGCACCACAGCTAAACCAACAAACTGTTCTCATATGTTTTCTACCAATTTTAAAACCCTTAGAGCTGACTCAATATCGGTTACCACAGCCAAAACGCCACCTGTCCATTTGCCGTGGAACACGATTTGGTCTTCAGTTAACTTGTTATTGCCAAATTTGATTTCCATCAATATGGTGTGGCGTTTATAACCAATTAACAGATCGGGTACGCCTTTACCCACAGAAGCCAAGGAAACCACAAAAGCGCCGTGTTTTCTCAGCGCATCTACGATTTCAACTTGATTCTGGTCGATTTTCGCTGCTCTCATTAATTTCTTTCATACGTTGTGCAACGGCCTTGCCAAGCCCTTTAAACATACCTGTGGGATGATTTTCCATCTCTTTGACCTGATACCTAGCATGATCAACAGAACCGCTTTCCAAGGCCATACGAGCATAATGATCAATGATGACCTGAATGTCAATGTATTTCACTCAATATACTCCAAGCGGTTGCTGCACAAAGGGGGACTTGTCCATTTCCAATGGCTTTAAGTCTGTCCACCCTAGAGGCCACCCCATTAGCCACTCTACCCACGTTGGGTTCAGTTGCCCAGAATTCGGGTCTACCGATTGACTCAACATAACTTGTTTCCCGATTGAAATTCTGCGTTGAATTGAAGGATTGCTCATATTCCCTCTGTCCCTGTTGTCTGATGCTTGAGGAGTTGGCCAATATTTCTCCCGTTTCTTTTTGCTTGTTCCCTGTGTCAAAAGCCAATACTCCTCGTAAGTTTCCACATTCCTCGCTATCATTGAGACTTGACCATCTCCTCTCCATGATCCCCCTCTGGAAGCTATTGGAGTTGGCCACATTAGCATTCTTTTTTTCAACGCTTTTCGACTGTTGCTCCCACCATCTAATCCTGTCGTGTTGGGCGTGTGAAATTTGTCCTCTCCATTTGGCACAAATCCAGATTCTGTCTCTCTTATGGTTTGCTCCAATGTCCGCTGCTCCCAGCACTCCCCATCTCGCATCAAACCCCATTGAGGCCAAGTCTCCGAGAACTCTTCCAAGTCCCCTAGAAGTGAGCATTGGTGAGTTTTCCACAAATGCGTATCTGGGTCGAACTTCACAAATGATCCTCGCCATTTCTCCCCACATTCCTGATCGTTCTCCATCAATTCCAGCCCCTCGCCCCGCGGCTGAGATGTCTTGGCAAGGAAACCCTCCCGATACAACGTCAACAATTCCTCTCCAAGGGTGTCCGTCAAAGGTTTGTACGTCATCCCAAATCGGGAAAGGCGGGAGAAGCCCGTCATTTTGTCGGGCGCACAGTACGCTTGCTGGGTATTGCTCCCACTCAACGGCACAGACTGTTCGCCATCCAAGGAGATGTCCTCCAAGTATTCCTCCACCAGCACCTGCGAAAAGAGCCAACTCATTCATACACCTCGCCTTAATTGTTGTAATTTCTGTTTAACCTCTTCAGGCATTGGGACGGCTTTCTTTTTATCCTCTTCATACTTCTTAAAGAAAGGGTCTACAGCCTCTTTAGGGGCGATTTCTGGCACTTCAGCACCATCCCATCGTTGCTGGTTCAAATAAACGCTTGGAGCCGGTATAAACGCGCCGTTTGACTTTCTCCATTGATCGGTTGTTTTCATCCATTCAACGTGCTTTATGATGGAGTCACAACAGCTCTCAAGATAGTTCTTTTCCCATATCTTCATACATTGTGACTTACCCCCTTTTCGTGTGGAAATAGGCCACATTCTCCAAAACCTATCAAACCCAGATTCAAACATTTCAGCCCCTTTTTGTTTAGTCATAGGTTATCCTAGGGTGGATATACATCCACTCCTCTCCAACCCTGTTAATCTTAATGTGTCTTAAAGTGTCTAAATAGCATCAACAAAAGCCCAAGTGCCCATGAGGGGTTAATTCATCTTATACAACTGGCCTAGTTTCCACCTGAGTTACCAATTGCTTTACCAGTCGGTTAACCAACGCTGGTCACATTTTGCACCGGGGTGTGTCGGTGTGCGGTGTTCTGCTCCTAGCCATCCATTCAGATGCGCTGCTATCGTGAGGAGTACGGCCACCAAATGCAAAAACCCCATAAAACTCTCTGTGGTCTTGGCTCTTGGCGAGAGCAACAACAAACGATTGAGATCAATCAAAAGTTCGTTTGCCGTCTGACAAGACCACACAGGATTCTATGGGGTTCTACGATTGATCTCTTTCGCCTGATGCCACTCAGACGATTAGGATTATACATAATTTACGATTGTTTTTTACGACTACCAATAATTATTGTTTTTACATATTCTTTGTCGCATCTTTCCAACGCCGACATCTTGGCAGCATACCTGGCATTGCAGTCATCACAAGGCGATATCACCTCTCTAGCTAGTTTGGCTAGCTCTACCCAGTCCCTGTAATGCTCAAAATCTCTATAACATTTTGGATAATTCATAGATTCATCTTAAATGTTGTTTATTTATTAAATACTAGGGAAAACCCCTAGATAATTATGTTGACAATGAATTATCATTTGTTTGCGTTAACAAAAGGAGAACGCAATGACTCGACAGGAAGCGAATAAGATTCTGAGTAATTTAAAGAATGGTGCTATATACCCTGTGTATATAGTTAACCAAGCCTTAATGACCACAGGTGACTTATGAACGAACTTGAGCATACAAAATCTGAACTCAAGCATTTGCAAGAGCTATTATTGGAGTATGATCAAGAACTCAGACGCAAGAATGAGTTGCTCACTAGGTGTCACAAAGAGCCACTATCTGACGATCGCCTTTATCAACTATTTAGGCATTCAATGGATTGGCGGGTTTTTGCTAGAGACTTAGAAAAAGAGCATGGTATCGGTGAGAAAGAGACAGACTTTTTTGATTAACATTTTTGCCCGCAAGGGACTAAGGAAACATGATGAGAACTGTATACAACACAGGCAAAGTCGAAATTGGCAAACAATACATCGACTATAAACAACACAAAATCACCCCTGAAGAAGAACTGATTCAATCTTTGCTGATTGGTGACTTTAAGACCATACAAGGTTTCTTTTACAACCTTATTCTTTGTATTGTCTACCTGATTGCTATTGTCACGCTGCTAGTCAATATGACCTACTGGGCTTGATATGAAAGCATATCACCTGATAGAGCGCGTCCTAGAGACAGCAGAAGCATACTACCCCCACGAAAACAACGTATACAAACTCAATTTCATGATTGGGCAGTATCAATCAATCATTCGTAATCTTTGTCAGACGATAGAGATTTATGAAGAGCAGATCGACAATTACAAACTTTTAGACAAATTAGGTGAATAATAATGAAACAAATTGCAACAGCTTTGGTGAAAGCACAAAAGGCGTTTGGCCCAGCTTTAAAGACCTCTACAAACCCACATTTCAAGTCACGCTATGCTGATCTATCCAATTGCGTGGAAGCGGTCATAGACTCGCTAAACGACAACGGCATATATTTGATGCAGAAATGCTATGAAAACCAAAATGGCGTAACTGTAGAAACAATGTTTATACACGAATCTGGCGAGGTGATTGAGTGTGGGATTCTTAGCGTACCGGCTACAAAACAAGATGCCCAAGGCTATGGATCAGCTCTGACATACGCTAGACGCTACAGTTTGATGGCTGCTTGCGGGATAGCTCCAGAAGATGACGACGGCAACAACGCTAGCCGACCAAAGCCATTGGTTGACGAAAAAGTCATGCTGGATCACATGGCAGCTATGGACAGCGTAACAACAACTGAGGACTTGGTTGCTACTTACAAGACCGCATTTAATGCTGCCAAAGCGGACACTAACTGGCAAAAACGTATCATTGCAAAAAAAGACGAAATGAAAGCGAGGGTTAAATGATTGACGATAACCAAGACGAGCGTGAATTTCTTAGGTTTTACGCTATGGCAGAGAATAAGTACAGGAAGAATCTAGCAAGCGCACCTGATTGCCGAGACCCAGATCACCCTGGTTGTGAAAACTGTGAAGACGAATGGAACGATTATGAATAACGAAGACGAAGAATTTGCAAGGTTAGAGAAGAAACAAGCCGATCAACTGTTGAAGTCGCTAGGCTTTCCTGACCACAGAAGCCCTAAAAAGAAAGAATGGGCTACTTTGAACAACGATGAAATCCAAGCTGTGGCTGATGAGGTGCAGTTTGGCTATCACGCTCACTACGACAAAGAGTTTGTAGATGCTATCCAAGAAGCTCTAAGGATCAAAAATGAAGCCTAAAACCTACAAAGTGCTGGAATTATGCTTTGAAACTGGTGTTAAGTACGGATTAGCCCGCGCTTACAAGCATACAGATAACCCATCATTGGCTGAGTTGGAAGATAACATTCTGTCGGCCATCGAGTATGAGCTGTGCGAATGGTTTGACTTTGAGGTTAGCAATGACTAAAGAAGAAATCATAGAGATGGCAATGCTTGAAGCAGAGTTTGTTTCTCATGGAAAGCCTAGTGAAGAAGAAAGCGAATTATTTGTTTGTACCGATAAAGATATTGTGCGCTTTGCCAAACTGGTAGCAGAAAAAGAACGTAAGGAATGTGCAAAATTATGTGAAGAATATTTTGAACGTGTAATGGCTAGTCGAATCCGAGCAAGGGGACAAGAATGACTGAACAACGAACTGAAGCGTGGTTTTTACAGCGGCTAGGCAAAGCAACTGGTTCACAGATCGGCAACATTATTGCCAAGACGAAAACAGGTTATTCTGCCAGCCGTGAGAACTACATGGCCCAATTGGTGGTTGAGAGACTCACAAACAAGCCTAGCGAGGGTTTTACCAACGCGGCGATGCAATGGGGTACAGAAACCGAGCCATTGGCTAGAGCGGCCTATGAGATGGCTAGAGATGTGATGGTGGAAGAGGTAGGGTTTGTTGAACACCCAATCGTCTATATGTCAGGTGCAAGTCCAGATGGCTTGGTGGGTGACTATGGATTGATTGAGATTAAATGCCCAAACACATCCACGCACATTGAAACGCTATTGACTCGAGCAATACCGAGCAAATATATGCCACAGATTCAATGGCAGTTGAGCTGTACTAACCGCAAATGGTGCGATTTTGTGAGTTTCGACCCACGAATGCCTGAAAATCTGCAACTTTACATACATAGGGTGGAATTTAACCCAGAGTATGTAGAGATGTTGATTAAGGAAGTTAGTGTATTTTTAGATGAAGT